CGCGCCAAGTTTGCCAAGCAAGAACTCACTGAGCGTCTGCTCAAGTGCGAGCGCCAACGTCGTGGCGTCTACGATCCGGACAAAGCAATGGACATCGCCAAGACTGGCGGCTCCGACATCTATATGCGCCTGACGGACATCAAGTGCCGTGCAGCTGCAAGCTGGATCAAAGATGTGATGAGCGTTTCCAACGAGCGCCCATTTGACTTGACTCCCGCCAAAGAGCCAGCCCTGCCTCCCGAAATCAAAATGTCGATCATCGACATGGTTCGCATGGAGGCTGAAGAATACCTTCAGCATGGCGCTTCGATTCACCCCGAGGCGTTCCGCACTCGGCTCGAGCAAGTGCATGACGAGATCATGCAGAAAATGCGTGACGAGGCAAGAGACAACGCACGACGCATGCGTAACAAAATCGACGACCAGATGACTGCTGGCAAGTTCGACTTGGCGTTCCGAGACTTTATCGATGACTTTGTCACCTACCCTACTGCGATCTTGAAAGGTCCAGTGGTGCGCCGTCGCAAGCGCATGGAGTGGGGTCCGAACTTCACGCCCATTGTCATGACTGACTTTGTGCGTGAGTTCTCTAGGGTTTCCCCTTACGATGCTTACCCATCACCCAACAGCTCCGGACCCAACGATGGTTGGTTCATTGAGCGTCACCGCTTGAGTCGTGGTGAGTTGACTTCGATGAAGGGTACGCCCGGGTATAACGACGAAAACATCGATCAAGTCTTGGCTCGCTTTGGCGAGACTGGTTTCCGTAACTGGCTCATGGGCGACCAAGAGCGTGACAACCTTGAAGGCAAGCCGCACAGCCGTTTGTACAACGATGCTGTGATTGAGGCGATTGAATTCTGGGGTGCTGTCTCTGGTGACAAGCTCATTGAGTGGGGCATCAAAGACAAGAGTATCAAGACTCACAAAGAGTATGAAGTGAATGCTTGGATGGTCGGCGCGTACGTCATCAAGGCAATCATCAATCCTGATCCGCTGGGTCGTCGTCCATACGACATTGCTCAGTGGAACGAAATTCCGGGCGCGTTCTGGGGCGGGGCTTTACCCGAACAGATGCGTGACATTCAAACCATGTGCAACGCTTCGGCGCGCGCACTGGCAAACAACATGGGGGTAGCATCCGGTCCCCAAGTTGAGGTCACCGTTGACCGACTGCCAGATGGGGAAGATGTTACGTCCATCTATCCTTGGAAGATCTGGCAGACCACAACGGACCGCACGGGTGGTGGTCAGCCGGCGGTCCGTTTCTTCCAGCCGGACATGAACGCTCAAGTATTGATGGGCGTCTATGCCCAGTTCGCCAAGCAGGCGGACGAAGTGACTGGCATTCCTAATTACGTCTACGGCTCGTCCGGCGTATCTGGTGCCGGTCGCACCGCCTCTGGTTTGTCCATGTTGATGGACAACGCAGCCAAGGGCATCAAGCAATCTATTGCCTCCATCGACAATGTGATGTCAGGCATCGTGTCGCGCATGTATGTTCACAACATGATGTACGACCCAGACACCTACATCAAAGGTGACTTCACAGTGGTTGCCAAGGGTGCGCTTGGTCTGGTTGCCAAAGAGCAGATCCAGATCCGCCGCAACGAATTCTTGCAAGCCACCTCCAACCCTGTCGACTTGCAGATTGTTGGCGTGGAAGGTCGCGCTTACTTGCTGCGAGAGTTGGCGTCAGGTCTCAACATGGACGTCGACAAGATCGTCAAAGATCCTGAGCGCGTCAAGTTTGAAGCAGAGAAGATGCAGCAAGAGCAAGCGCTCGCAATGCAGGCGCAAGCTCAGATGCAGGGTCAAGGCGGCGGTCAACCGCAGCTACCTGCGCCAACCGAAGTTGACGAAGCTGGCAATCCTGCCGGTGGCGTTGATGCCAACACCATGAATGGAGTGATGCAATGATCAAAAAGAAAGCCATGACCAACAAAGCTGGTATGCCTGTTGTCCCTCAGGGTTTTAAGAATGGCGGTAAAGCCAAGCCGTTTGCCGGCAAAGAAACCAAAGCCGAAGAAATGAAAGAAGCCAAAGGCTACAAGAACGGCGGCAAAGTCAAGAAATGCTAAACAAACCAGACCAGCGCGTCTTGTCCGCATTGGCGGCGCTGGAAGATGATCACAATTTTTCTGCTGTCCTTGAATGGATGGAAAGCTCACTCAGTGAGCTTGACACAGCGGCGCGCACAACGAAAGACGAAGTTCTCACTCGTTGGAATCAGGGCGCTGCGCAAGTCCTCGCCGATCTCATCGGCACAACGAGGTCAGCGCGTGTGGCTGTAAGCCGCATGAAGTAATTCCCCCGCCGGGGGTTTAGTGCGCTACGTCACTACCTACGTAGCAAAACCAAAAGCACCGCAAAGAACGTGTCGATAAACCCGCTGGGCATCGACAGATCTGCGCGATATGTTTATGGAGAAAACATGTCTTTACCACGAGCCGTCCTTGAGGCGGAACAACGAGCTGATGAAATTCTCAAACAGCTAAACCAAGCTAAGAATCCACAGCCACCGGAGGGTGAGGTTGCCGCCAGCAACCAAGAACCCAAAGAGGAGCAAGCCCAATCAGTTGCTGCTCCAGCGGAACTCTCGAACACCGAGAAACCAGTTGAGGCTCCTGCGGCACAGGAAGACCCAACATGGGAGTCACGGTACAAGTCGTTAATCGGTAAGTACAACGCCGAAGTCCCGAGGTTAGCTGCGTCGAACAAAGAGCTGACGGCAAAGCTGCAAAGCATTGAGAAAGAGTTGCAAGATCTTCGGACTGCGAAAGCTGAACCGAAACAATCGCTCGTCAAACCAGAAGAGATCCAAGAGTTCGGGGAACCATTGGTGGACTTGATCCGCCGCGCTGCCCGAGACGAGGTCTCAGAGAAGGATCAAGAGATCGCTGCTCTGAGAGCAAGGCTTGAACGCTTCGAGGTTTCCAACAGTAAGACCGCTGAGGTCGACTTCTTCGCAAGATTGTCGGCAGCAGTACCTGACTGGGAAGAGACCAACAAGAACGATGGCTTTATCAACTGGCTTGCCGAATACGATGAATTGACGGGGCTTCAACGCCAAGACGCTCTTGATGATGCTGTGAGAAACAATGACGCGATTCGCGCCGCTCGTTTCTTCAACAAGTGGGCTGACATAAACAAAACCAAGGCGGAAGCCACATCCCGATCACTTGAGGAACAGGTCGTCCCTGCTCCTGTTGCCAACAGTGCGCCCCCCGCAGGTAAGAAGATTTGGACTCGAGCAGAGATCCAAGACTTCTATGCGAAGGTGCGACGAGGCGAGATCAGTGACAAGGATATGGTTTCCATTGAAGCAGATATCCACGCCGCGAACATCGAAAAGCGTATTCGCTAACCGTTACGGCGTGGGCATTTAAAAGGAAATCAAAATGTCCGTAGGCGTAACCTCTGGCTACTATGTAAGTGGTCAAACTACCAACTCGTATGCTGGTAACTTCATCCCCGAACTCTGGTCTGGCAAGCTCCAAGTCAAGTTCTATAAATCTACCGTTCTCGGTGAGATCACGAACAACGACTGGGAAGGCGAGATCAAGGGTCAGGGCGACAAAGTCCACATCCGTACCATCCCTAGCATCACAATTCGTGACTACACCAAAGGCATGAATTTGACGAACGAAGTCCCTGTGTCTACTCCCTTGGAGTTGACCATCGACTACGGTAAGTATTTCAATGTGGTCGTTGACGACATTGACGCTCACCAAGCTGACGTCAAGTTGATGGACATGTTCACCAACGACGCTTCGCAGCAGATGAAAATTGCTATCGATGCGTTGGTGTTGAGCGGTATCAAGGACGGCGCTGTTGCTGCCAACAAAGGCGCAACTGCCGGCGCAATCTCTGGCAACTTGAACTTGGGTACTGACGCATCTCCCTTTGCGTTCAGCAAGACAAGTGCTTTGGACTGCATCTTGAACATGGGCTTGGCTCTCGATGAGCAGAACGTGCCTGAAGAAGGTCGTTGGATTGTGCTGCCTGCTTGGGCTGGCGCACTGATCAAAGGCTCTGAGCTGCGTCAAGCTTACTTGACTGGTGACAGCGTGTCTCCTCTGCGCAATGGCAAGATCGGCATGATCGACCGTTTCACGGTTTATCTGTCGAACAACCTGCCTAAGACCGCCGATGGCGACAGCTACATCATGGCTGGTACTCGCGACGCCGTGTCGTTCGCGTCCCAAATCACCAACGTGGAAACGCTCCGTGCGCAATCCACCTTCGGCAACATCATGCGTGGTCTGAACGTGTTCGGCTACAAAGTGACCAAGCCTGAAGCTTTGGTGAACGGCGTGATCGTCAAGGCTTAATCAACCTTAGCAGGAGCCTTAGGGGCGGGGAAACCCGCCCCTTCTTTTATCTATGAAAAAACCACAATACATGCGCAACACACGTACCGGTAAGGTCGTGGTCTATCACCCAGCAATCATCGAAGAGATGCCTTGGTACGAGGCGATTGTTGATGAAGAGCCTCAACCAGAGCAGCCTCAAGAAGAAGCTGCTGCGGCTGAGAAGCCGAAGCGCAAAACTTGGAAAGACGCTGTAGCCGAGAAGGCTGCACAGCTTGATGAGTCCGCTCCTCAAGAACCAGAAGCCCCGCAGGAATAATCAATGTCCACGCTCCAATCCATCATCAATGACGCAAGGGTGCTGCTTAACGATTCAGACAAGAATCGCTACGCTGACACCTTGCTCTTGACATACGCCAATGAAGCTCTGGGTGAAGCCAAGCGCATTCGCCCCGACCTGTTCATTGGCACGTTCAAGACGGCGTTGACTGGGTTTGCGTTGACGGACAGCTCGCCACTCCCGCTCGAGTACGAAGCCTATGTGAAGGACTACGTCATTGCTCGGGCAAATAGCCAAGACGATGAGTACTCCATCGACGGACGTGCATCGGCATTCATGCAACGATTTAAGACTGGACTGATGTCGATATGAGCAAGACCTACGAAGATTTCTATGACGAGGTATTACCTTACCTCCCGGGCTGTACTCCTGCAATGGCGAAGGTCGCCATCAAGAACGCCGTCATTGATTTCTGCGAGGGAAGCTTGATTCTCCAGCGCGATCACGATCCTGTGACTGTAGTTGAGGGAATCATTGACTACGACTTTGAGCCGCCCACCGGTTACTTGGTGACCAAGGTGATGCGCGCTTGGTACAAGGGTGTTGAGCTAACGCCTAAAGCTCCTGATGAGCTGCCCGGCGCATTGCTGTACAACAGCCGTTACCCTGATGCAGTCATCACCAAAGCAGACCCAAACATCATCACGCAAAAAGATGAGCGCACTTACACGCTCTACCCTTTCCCCAAGGAAACAGCGCCAGCTGCTCTCACCATGCGTGTGGCGTTGAAGCCAACTCGCAGCTCCACCACCATTGATGATGTGGTGTTTGAGGACTACGCTGAGATCATTGGTCATGGCGCAAAGTATCGCTTGATGGCGTCTCCTTCCAAACCATTCACCAGCCCAGATGGTGCTGCTGCATCAAAGGTCTTCTTTGATGAGGGCGTCAACACTGCTCGTCAACGCGCAGTTCGTGGCTACGTCCGTTCAGACCTGCGGGTCGTAATCCCAAGGGTGTGACATGGCAGATAAAAAAGATCCTCGCTTGGCTCGAGCTGGCGTCTCTGGCTACAACCAGCCGAAAGCCACGCCAAGCCACCCAACCAAGAGTCACGTTGTCGTTGCCAAGTCTGGCGATCAGGTTAAGACCATTCGCTTTGGTCAACAAGGCGTGAAGGGATCCCCG